AATTTGTTTAGCCTCTACTTCGCTTTTATCTTTCATAAATGATAACATCATAAAACATTCGTGTGCTGTTAATTTAGTGATATCTTTAAATCTTCTAATATCTCCTTGAGCAAGGGCAAAGATTGATTGATACCAACCCCATTTTCTTCCAAAATTTGCTTGTGAATTAAGTGCTGTTCCCCCTCCGTTTCCAAATAATTCATCATAGTTTTCGACAAGTCTATCCCTAAATTGTAAAAAAAAAATATAGAACCAAATACAATATCTAATGGTATCTCATTTAATGGAGATGTTGTTTCTGCATCATATTCTTTGATCGTGTATTTATCTTTTATTTTGTCTTTAATTGGTCGATATAAAACATTCATAGCAATATGCATTTTTTCCCAATTACCAATGTATGTATCTAAGTCTACATATTCCCCTAATGTAATATCATCAAGTTTAGGTATAAACCCATATTCAATACCACCTAATTTAAACGTTTCTATTAACTGTGGTTTATCTTCAAATATTTTATTTAATATTCCTATTATTTTATCTGTATCAGCTAACCTTAACTTTCTAACAGTTTCTGCATCTATATTGCAGAATATTTCTATCATCTTACATTTTATAAAATGATTATCAGTAGTTGTTTCTTGTATTTTAACAAACCTTTGATATTGTTTTAATGTTATTTCAGATAAGTTATTAGGTACTATTAATTCAATTTCCATATTTATATAACGTATTTATTTATGTTTTTTACTATATGCAAGGTAATAAAAAAAAGGTAAACATTTCTGCTTACCCTTTTCTCTCATAAAAAAAACTAACTACTACTAAATCATACTTGCTTTAAAACAACTTGTTGAACAATATTGTTTATCTTCTTGCATTTCTGTGCCACATTCGTAACATTCATACTCTGCTTGTTCGTGTGGATTTAAAAAATCATCCCAACTCATTTTCTACTATTTTTATATCACCATTAACATAGTGTTCAGCAACTTTATTATTCTTTAATTTAATTACCTTGTATGGTTTTATACTGTGGGTAATTAATCTTGCTTCGTAAAACATTTTTATTCTTTTCATAATAAGTGATTTAATATACAATCATAAACAAAATCATAATCTTCGTTTATTTCGTTAAGTTGTTCTTCAGTCATTTCTACTCCATCATATTCTGCATAGCTAATAAAAGCATCGCAAAAATCTGGGTAATCTGTGGTATCAATTCCATCAATTTCAATACAGTCTATTCTATTAATATCTATCATAATTATATATTAAATAAAATTGATGATAATGTTCTACCTACAAAGTAACATATTGCGAATATTAAAAAATACTTTGTTAAGGTTTTTGACAGTTTGCCTAATTTTGATGCTTTGCTTTGTTTCATCTTATTATGTTTTTAATTATTTGTGTATCTACCGTTCCATATTTTCTATGTACGTTTCTTAAATAATTCTCTGCATAATCAATTTGTTCTTGATTATTAGAATATAAATAAGTTTTTAATTGTTTATTAATTTCTGTTAATTCTGTTATCATTTGTTTTGTTTGTTAAAAATAAAAAAAATATACTAATCTATATAATCTTTTATTAAAATTAAATCTAAATAATCTGCAACATAATTAATATGTTTTTGTGTTGTCTGCGACCAGTAACCTAATTGGTATATTTCGTTACCCTCAATTCTTGCTACTTTGGTTGTGTAACTCCATACATCGTTACCCTCTAATCTTAAATTCATTTTGTACTTTGGTAATGTTCTCATTTTGTTTTGTTTTATGATTAATATGGTATAAATATAATATAAATATTGTTATTAAAAAAATTATTAACAATATTTTTTTGTTTTTTTTTTAATTTAGTGCATATTTACCAAAGTTTGGTCTGCTCAATATTGAATAGGCAGCATATCTACAACTATCTATTGTATGATCGTTTTTACCATCGGGAATATTTGTAAGTAAACCACTTTTATCCTCTTTCCATTTATAATTTCTAAATTCAGATATCGTATTTGTTGAGGTGTTTAATATATGTATTTTATATCTTTTTAATAAATCAATACCTGCATTTATACTATCCTTACCTTTTATGCTTGGAAATATATTATGACCCATTTTACGCAACTCACTAATTAGTCTTGGCTCGGCACTATCTGCATATATAATACCTTTGATTTGTTCATCTTTTAAAAATTGATTAATATCATTAGTTGTCATTTGTGTTCTATATAAATGCTCTTTAATATACATATTATGATTATCTATATATACCGAAACCAATACTGTAGGATCATTTGTATAGCCAAAATCCATTCCATAAGATATTAATTGCGCTTGTATAGGTATTTTTTTAACCTCAACGTAATTAAATATGATACTTTTACTCGCTGCTCTTTCACCTAATCCATATATTTGCCAATATTGTTCATCTGTATCTTTTAATAATTCTATTTCTTTACGTATGCTATCTTCTATAAATGGATTATCCAAATAGGTAGTTTTAAAAAAATCACAATCATTTCTTGGAATTAATTTATCGTATATCCAATGATATTCATCTGATGGATTAAAGTCAAGTATTACTCTCTCTTGTGTTCTAAAAAGTAATTGTTGCATATCTTCATAATACAATTCGTTGCCCTCATTTACAAATAATAAATCTCTTTTACGTCCTCTAATCTTTTGTGGTTGATCAAGTGAAATAAACTCTACAAGGTTTCCAAATAAATGATATTCTGAATTTGATTTATTATGATATATTTCTGAATATATATTGTGATTATGTAATATAGACATAAAATCTCTCATTACAGTTGCACGTAAACTTGGAAAAGATTTACGACATATGGTGATCACCTTATTGGTATTATTTGTACAATATTTAAATATTATCCATAAAATAATATTATACGTTTTACCACTTCTTGTTCCACCTTGTTCTACTATTATTTTTTTATTACTATTAGATAGGTGTTTATATACCTTATTAGTTTGTATCTTCTGTTTTATCAATTATTTCTATTTGAAAATTAGTAGGCATACCATCAGCACCTGTTACTTCTTGTCTTTCAATATATCCTCTTTTTTTGCCTTTTGTGGCTAAATAAAATTTTATTAATTGTGTGTTGCCTTTTTCTATTTGTTTAAACATTTTGCTTTCAACATAATCCAAAGCAATATTACTTACATCATTTATTTTGTTTCTAAAATCTTCATCTTTATTATAATATTCATAAAAGGTTGATCTATGTATACCTACATTTTTACAAGCAGTAGTTATTACGCCCATAGATTTTTCTAATGCATTGATTAAATTTAGCTTAGTCTGTCGGATTTTGTCTGATTTACTCATAATATACTTTTTGAAATTTATCTAAATTTATATTATAATCATAACCCATTTCATTTAATATTGATTTTAATTTTTTATTTGGAAAACTTTGTGAAGCATATCCTAATGAGAATATAAAATTTTTAAATACAGTTAAATTAATTTCATTATATTTAGATAAATATTTTTTTATTTCAATTTTTGTTTTTTGTTTTTTTATTTTATCAAAATATGTTTTTTTAGATGAACATAATTTTGTAAATAATTTATCTATTGTTTGACTATGATTTTTTAATGTTAATTTATTTTTAGTTTTATAATTATATTTTTTAATATTATTTTGTATTAATTGTCTTAACATATTTAATTGTTCATCGGTATTATTAAATAAATAAGGATATTCTTTGCCTACTAATTCTGGAAATGTACATCTATTTGGTAATACAGTTATTTGTTCATTCATAATACTTTCAGCTATACTTATACAATATGTTTCGTGTCTGCTATTAATTGTATTACAATGACATTTAGATAATTCTTTCAAATAATCATTATGTTTAGTAAAAGATTTAACAATACAATATGGTTTTTTATTTATGGTATTTATATTATCTTTATCTCCTGCTGTTAATATAACTTGAAAATCTAATCCCTCATTCCATAATTGATCAAAAATGTCAAATGTAATTTGCCAATTTTTATAACCATCTAATCTGTGATTATATATAAAAGTAAATTTATCATATTTATTTATACTTTTTATTTCATTAGTATAACCACCTAAATTTATAACACTTTTTTCTTTTAATAATTTTATTTTATCTTTATTTAAAATATCTTTTGCTTCTTCCATTAACATATTATAACAATATTCCGTATGGAAAAAATTTAAATCTGTACCTAAACTTCCTATAATTTGATCATATAAAATATGAGTACAAGGTAAATAATTTGTTAATTTTTCCAAACTCCTATGTATTACATAATGATGATAATTAAAAACTTTATATCTGCTATCATCTAACAAAGTGTCTTGAAAATATCTAAAATGATGTCCTTGTTCTACAACATTATTCCAAACAATATCAAAGGCATATTTTTTAAATATTTCTCTAAATATATTTGAATTAAAATGTATTACTTGATGTTTTTTACTTCTTGGCATTGGAATTTTTAATATTTTTACCAAAGAATTTATATCATCTTTTATATATTTTCTATTTGAGTCAATTAATAAAAA